GCAAAATTATACGAGCGTAAACCAGAAAAAATCGCTAACTTAATTTACGGAGGTAGAATGGGTAACGGACCTGAAGCATCAGGGGATGGATGGAAGCACAGAGGAAGAGGTTATATTCAATTAACAGGAAAAGATAACTATACAGCATTCGGTAAAGCAATCGGTGTTGATATTTTAGCAAATCCAGATCTTGTAGCTACTAAATATCCATTACTATCTGCAGCCTGGTATTGGAATAGCCGTAAGCTAAATGCTGTAGCCGATCAAGGTGCAACTGATGCAGTAGTTACTAAAGCAACCAAACTTGTTAACGGAGGTACCATTGGCCTTGCCGATCGTATAAAACATTTTAAAGAGTTTCATCATTTACTATCTTAAAAAAAACAATGAAAAAGAATCTAATCAACGAAGTACGTCAACTGCAAAAGATTGCAGGTATTTTAAAAGAAGATGTAGATGTTACTTCTATCTACGACGATGCAATTAACTACGCCTACCAGATGACACCGGAGCTTATGTACGAAGACGGAGAATTAGGAGATGACGTAGAAAGCATACTTCAAGCAGAAGATGAATTTAAGGCTCTTTTGCAGGCAAAGCAAGTTAATCCTAAGAGTAATTTAGCTTATCGTAGATACTGGGAAAATGCACTTGGACACGCTAAAGGACATGGAGATATTGACGTAGAAGACTTTAAAGAATGGTTTAAAGATACTGCTGTCGAGACTCAAGCTTACCATGATATTTTTGATTCAATAATAGCTTGAATTTAAATAAAGATTGTATTTGAATATGACAAACAGAGAAATAATAAGAAGATTAATACTTAACGAAATAGAGAGGATGGAACCAAAAGTTCAATCTTTTGAAGATGATCCTATTAACTTTATCCTGCAAAAGTATCCTACCCTCCGTAAGACTTTGGAGATGTTAATGTCTCCGGCTTTCAAGGACTACATTACAGGTATTTACATTATTGCACCTAAGCCTACTACTTTTAGAATCGTTTTGCATAACGGACAAAGCTTTATGCTTACTTTCTTAGGTAAGGCTTACGAGGCTACAGTAGGGGGAAAGAAGTTTTACCTGCAGACAATTGGTGAAAGAGAAAGAGCTACCAATGCTATTGCACGTCTATTAGCTGTTGGTAATCCTATTGAGACAAAGGGTCCCGAAGGAGAAGAGCAAGTAGCTGGTGAGCCAGAAGAAGGTGTAGAAGAAACACCACCAGAGGAGGCAGAAGCAGAAGAAACAGAAGCCTAATATAAAGCCCGGTTAAAAAAACCGGGTTTTTTGTTGGTAGTTTAAAAGCTTTTCAGTAATATATTAGAAATCGTATTTATGAGAACACGAACTATAGTAAAGACACTTAATACCGTTTGCGGAAAAACTATTACTTTTTTACAGACCGAAGGACAGCCTAATAGAATGCATTCGGTAGATGGACCTGCTCTAATCTATGCAGATGCAGATAGCAAAGCACCCGAATACTACCTCTACGGGATTAAATACTCAAAAGCCGAATGGAAAGAACGGCTTTCACAGCGAAAACCCCTGGTTTCCCTTGAGATTCCTATTGATTTTCAATAGCAAACTATTTATTAAGGTAAAAAGGTTGTAAAAATGTACAAATGAGTCAACGCGCAGCTATAAGCGATGCTATAAGGCAAGAACTTATAAGGTGTAAACAGGATCCAGTATACTTCATGAAGAAGTATTATACGATCCAGCACCCAACTAAGGGGAGAATGACCTTCAACCTCTATCCCTTCCAAGAGAAAGTACTTAAACTCTTACAAAGACATGATTATTCTATAATAAACAAGTCAAGGCAGTTAGGTATCTCTACTCTAACCTCTGCGTTTGCATTGTGGATGATGCTGTTTGAGCAAGATAAGAACGTTCTTGTTCTAGCTACTACTCAAGCTACTGCAAAAAACATGGTAACGAAGGTAAGATTTGCTTATGATAATTTACCTCAGTGGATGCAAATGCCAGTCCTGGAACATAACCGTTTAAGTCTACGTTTAAAAAACGGATCACAAATTAAAGCTGTATCAGCTGCTACCGATAGTGCACGTTCAGAAGCAGTATCCTTACTTGTAATTGACGAGGCCGCCTTTATTGATAGGATCGAAGATATTTTTACAGCCGCCCAACAAACACTTGCTACCGGCGGTAGATGTATTGCCTTATCTACACCAAACGGTGTCGGTAACTGGTTTCATAAGGAGTTTACACGTGCCCAACTTGGTGAAAATAAATTTACACCCATTAGTCTTCCATGGACAGTTCACCCTGAGAGAAATCAAGCATGGCGTGATGAACAAACAGCTCAACTAGGGCCTCGTAATGCTGCTCAAGAATGTGATTGCGACTTTTCTACATCAGGAGACACTGTGATCGAACCAGGGATTTTAAATTTTTACCAGGAAACAACTGTACAAGAGCCTGTAGAGAGGAGCGGACCTAACCATGCTTATTGGGTTTGGAATTATCCTGACCCAATGAAGACGTATATGATTGTCGCTGACGTAGCAAGAGGTGACGGTAAAGACTTTTCTACCTTCCACGTCATAGATACATTGACGGTTGATCAGGTAGCTGAGTATAAAGACCAAATTCCTACCAAGGACTTTGCACGCATGCTCGTATCTAAGGCTATCGAGTGGAATAATGCAATGCTCATTGTAGAGAATGCAAGTATTGGATGGGATGTCGTTACTACAATTCAAGAGATGGGTTATCCTAATCTCTATTATGCACCTAAGTCTGAAATTGTAGGTACACAAATTGATCTATACGTTACAAAGTTTGATAGAGGCGATGGAATGGTACCTGGATTCAGTATGAATCAGAGAACAAGACCTCTCGTTATCGAAAAAGCAAGGTCATTTATGGAGGAAAAGAGTGCTTTAATTCGTTCACAAAGACTTCTTGACGAGTGGCGAGTGTTTATTTGGAAGCATGGTAAGCCTCAAGCCTTGCAAGGGTATAATGACGACTTAGTTATGCCGTATAGCATTGGACTTTTCTTACGAGATACTGCACTTCGATTCCGTCAAACAGCTATGGATTTGACTTACGCTAGCCTCAACGGATACACTAAAACTGAACAAAACTTCCAAGTTTACACCCCCAATAACGGTTCAAATCAACAAAATCCCTGGCAAATGCCAGTAAACGGACAGCAGGACGATATAACTTGGCTGCTGGGATAAAGATATTTATTAGATATGGCAGATCAGCAACCACAAAGGAACCTATTTTCGACACTTAAACGCTTGTTTTCCACTGATGTTATCATCAGAAACGATGGAGGAACGTTAAGAACTGTCGATGTAAATCAGATCCAAGTCGATGGCGTACTTCAAACTAACGCCCTAGTCGACCGTTTTAACCGTATTTATACTACCTCTACCTCTTATGGGGTGAATTTAAACCTTTCACAAAACTATCAGAGTGCGAGAGTACAGATTTACGCCGACTATGAGGCTATGGATACTGATCCTATTATTGCTTCTGCATTAGATATTATTGCCGACGAATGTACTTTAAAAAACGCACAAGGAGACGTAATTCAAATCCGTTCATCAGATGAAAACATTCAAAAGATACTTTACAGCCTTTTCTATGACATACTCAACATTGAGTTTAATTTGTGGTTCTGGATTAGAAATATGTGTAAGTATGGTGATTTTTTCCTTAAGCTAGAGGTCGCCGAGAAATACGGAGTTTATAATGTAATTCCATTCTCTGCTTACAATATTGTACGCCTTGAAGGCACAAACCCGTCTAATCCATCAGAGGTAATCTTTAAGTATGATCCAACTGCTGCACTAGGTGCTACTGCAGGTTATTCTACCTCATATCAGAACACCGACTTAGGTATTACGTTCTATAATTATGAAATGGCACACCTGAGACTAATTGGTGATGTTAACTACCTACCTTACGGACGTTCATATTTAGAGCCAGGACGTAGGCTTTACAAGCAGTATGTATTAATGGAGGATGCGATGATGATTCATCGTCTTACACGTGCACCACAGCGCCGTATCTTCTATGTAAACGTTGGAGCCATTCCTCCAAATGAGGTTGAGAACTACATGCAACGTATGATTAACAAGATGAAGAAAACTCCACTTGTTGATCAAAGAACAGGTCAATATAATCTGAACTATAACGTTCAGAACATGCTTGAAGACTTCTTTATTCCTGTACGCGGTAACGATTCTTCTACACGTATTGATAATGCACCACCTCTCGAGTATAACGGTATAGAAGATATTAACTACTTACTTAATAAATTATTTGCAGCACTCAAGATACCTAAAGCATTCCTTGGATATGAAAAGGATTTAACAGGTAAAGCAACATTGGCTGCAGAAGATATTCGCTTTGCACGTACTATTGAAAGAATCCAACGTATTGTTCTTTCTGAGTTAACTAAGATCGCTCTCGTTCATCTTTATGCCCACGGATACGATGATGAGTCGTTAACTAATTTCGATTTAACACTCACTACTCCTTCTATTATTTACGAGCAAGAGAGAATTGCACTTATGAAGGAGAAAATGGACCTTGCCTCACAAATGATGGAAGCAAGCTTCTTACCGACGGACTGGATTTACGATAAACTATTCCACTTCTCTGAAGAAGAGTTTGATGAATACCGTGACTTAATAATTGAGGATAAGAAGAGAATGTTCCGTATAAAACAAATCGAAGAGGAGGGTAACGATCCTGCAGAAAGCGGACAAGCATACGGTACACCCCATCAAATCGCTTCTATGTATGGCGGATATGGAACAGCACCTCTATCTGGTCAAAACGTTCCGCAGGGTTACGACGAAACGAATCCTGGAGAACCTGTTAAGCTACCAGGACGCCCTGCAAATAAAGTATCTTTAATTAACACCTCAGACGATCCTCTAGGTAGAGATAGAATGGGTGTTTACGATTTGAAATCTAAATCAAATTCTGGTGAAGACGGGCTAAGAGCCAAGTTTACCGGCGGCAGTCCGTTATCATTAAGAGAAAATAAGAATACTACTGTAGCCGCTTACTTAACTAATAAGGCTGCATTAGAATCTTTCAAGAAAAATAAGAGAGTTAACATTTACGAAAACGATAAAACCAGTGAATTGCTCGACGAATCACGCATTAGACCTGATTCAGATTTAATCTGATACGTCGATATTTATTAGTAAGCTTATCATCGATGATAAAACATAGCAAATACAAGAATACCGGTATTTTATTTGAGCTTTTAGTACGTCAGTCTACAGCAGATTTAATGTCTAACAAGGATACTAAAGCCGTTAAAATTTTCAAGAAATACTTCACAAACACGGAGTTAGGTAAAGAATATAGCCTGTACAATACTGTAGCTAGTGCACCAAAACTAACAGAATCTAAAGCTGAAATTTTAATAAACACTATTGTTGAGCAAGCAAAAAAGCTTGATAGAGTCAAATTAGATAGAGAAAAGTATAATCTTATTAGGGAAGTAAAAAAACATTACGATTTAGATGATTTTTTTAAGGCCAAAATAAACAATTATAAGATCTATGCTTCGGTATATACACTTATTGAGAATCAACTTACTAAAAAGTTCTCTGATACTAAACAGATTGTTACAAATAAGCTCACTCTCCTTGAGCACATTACTAAAGAGTCTTTAACTGAAAAGAAAGTCGCCTCTAAAGTAGTAGAAGAATTTATGAAAGAGGACAAGGAGATCAGAATTCTTGCCTATAAGATATTGGTTGAAAAGTTTAACGACAAATACTCAAGTCTCTCCCCAGAGCAAAAGGATTTATTAAAAGAATATATTAACAACGTCTCTGATACTAAGAGACTAAGAACCTATCTCAATACAAAACTACTCGAGGTTAAAAGCGAGCTCGTAGACTTAAAGTCTAACGTCGGAGATAAGGTTCTTAAAATTAAATTAAATGAGGTTTTGAATTTTATTAAGCCCCTCGGTCCAAATGATTCTATAAAGGACGAGGTATTGATTGGCTTAATGCAGTACTATCAATTGATCAGTGAGCTCAAAGCCGTCAAATAATGAATAATCAATTCGCTACACAGTTTTTACTTGAAGATCTCGACGATTTATCTCACGAAGAACTACCTTTTGATATCGAGGCTATGATCGAAAAGGCTATGTCTTTCGGTTTAACCCGGATTGAGGCATTAGCAATGGTACAAGACATTATTAAGGGCTTCAAACTAGACGAAGACGGCGCTGCTGCAGCACCTGCAGGAGGCGGAGGTAGTACAACAGGAGGCGGATCAACAGCTGGAGCCACATTTACACCCGGAACGGGAGAGCAATATGCTGCCGGTACACGAAAGAAGAAGGTAAGAGAAGATGCCCCTCGTCTTGCTGGAAATCCTGCGAAAACTAATAAACAGGGAACTAAAAATTTAACTGCATATAAAAATTTTGGTTTTACTAAAGCACCAAGTGCAGAAGAGGCTGGAAAAAATATTAAAGGAGTACAGGTTAAGATGCTCTGGAAAGAAGGGCAAACTCCTGCCTGGGATCAAGTAAAAGAGTACGTGCTAAAACTAGCCAAACATTACGGCTACGGAAACGATTACGTAGAGTACATGAAAGGTTGCTATGAGCAAGGATTAATCGTTAACCCGCAGGACCTGGAAACTTGTACTGCCGGATATGGTGAAGCCCTTCGGGAATATATCAACGAATCACGAGCTTATTCTCAGTTCAAAAAACAGACAGCCGTTAGATCAAAGGACGAGCAAATGCACGAAGCAGTAAAAATGATTCATAAGAAACTAGAAGAAGTATCCAAGCTCGTAGAATTCGCTCAGCAAATGAGAACTGAGTTATCTGAGGGTGAAAATACTCTCGAATACAAGCATAACACTAAAAAGATCTTCGAAAAAATCAATTCTAAAGTAGTAGAAGTATATACAAAAACTAGAGATTTAAAATGAAATTACAGCTTAACGAAATAAAAAGAATGCAGCGTATAGCTGGCATTTTAAAAGAAAATGAAGGCATGAGTTTTGATATTGATGATAATAAAGAAAAATTTGTTAAATATATTGTTGTTAATAGAGATATATTATTAAAACATTACGATGATATCATGCGATGGACTGAAACTGGTAAAAAATCTAGTGAGTACAACGATCTATTACAGGCTATTAAGAGTTTTGATGATGAAATAAAAGATACTCCGTACCCTAAACTAAAAAGACTCTTATTCAACTATCGTGTAGGGGAACTTGATGATATTGCTGATAATATTAGAGACTATAAAGAAAATAGCAATCAGAAACAGATGTAAATCTATCTAAATTTAAAATGAAACAGCGACTAGACGAAATAAAAAGAATACAGAAGCTTGCTGGCATCATCAATGAAGATATGAGTGTAGACGATCAAGGAAATCTTCAAGTTGATTATAAATTCAAAATAGGTCAAACAGTAGAATCTTACGGGGAGAATATTGTACATAAAATACTAGATAGAAGACCTAGCTGGAAAGCAGTTGAAGAAGACCCAAACGATCCGGAATATATAATGAAAAATACAGAGTATAATTTAGAGGAGGAAAATATGTTTAATCCTTGGTATTTAATTGAACCTGTAAATACGGAAGAAGATGGAGATTATATGTTCTGGTGGCCTGAAGATGAATTAGAATTGATAAGAAATTAAAATAAAGTATATGGCAAAAGGAAAAGGCGGTGAATCTAGAAAGATCACTTTCGGAAAAAGAAAAACAGGTTCTGCACAAAAGAGTTTCAACAAACATAGTCCGCGGCCTAAGAAATACCGCGGGCAAGGAAGGAGACCCTAAAGATATTTATTACTATGAAGAATATTCAAGCTCAATACCAAGACCTGTTAGAGGGTAAAATGTCCAAAAGTAATTTCATGCGTAATGTACGTATGCAATTTCCCCAACACGTATCACCTACTACGTCTTTCGATGATTCTGTAAGAATCCTAAAAGGTAAGCGTATTTTAAGTGAAAATACAAACACTGCAGAATCAATTAGAAAACTTGCTCCTTATACAGTTGCCCAGGAAATATCACATGATCTTGATCATGCAATGTATAATTTCACTGTTCAAAACGGTTCTCCTGATCCAGAAGAAGAAGAAGATATGATCAGAAATCTCGTAGAACAGTATGTCGAAAGAAATAAAATCGATAAAAGTATTGCTATTAAATACTTAACCAACAAAGCTTGGTGGGAAAATCTACATTATGCTCTTGAAGATATTAAGATAGGCATCCCTAAAATACGTCGAGATCGTAAAAAAGGGCAAGTAAGGTTTGGAACACTGGGATTAAACGAAGCAAAAAAGCCTGAAGGCGTTTACGGTCATAATCCAAACGCCGAAAACGATACCTATAGAGGTATTGATCATTTGAACTACTATCAGGTTTATCATGGCATTCAATATGAACTTGCAAAGATGCCGGAAATTACTGACGAGAATTACGTTAAAGCTAGAAAGAAAGTCGTTGACACTATTTTAAAAGATCCTGATGCTTACAAACAATTACAGCTTGCAAACTTTAAGGCTGTAAAGGAAATGGATAAGGATCTTGAAATGAAAGATGTAAAGAAAAACAACCTGACCGATAAGCCTAACGAGATGAAGGTCGTAGCTAAAGATGCTAAGCCTAACACACAAGATACTCTCGAAAAGAAAGAAAAGAGAAAAGCCAAGAACGGTAAAGGTCTTCAACACATGACCCAAACTCCTAAAGGTAAGCTTGAAGCATTTGCTACCCCCGGTAAGGAGAAGGTAATGGCACTCAAAGAACATATTCTCGATGAAATGACTACCCAGAACCCTCATCATGAGGAATTTCACAAGGGGATGGAGGTTTATAAAAAAAAAGGTGACGGTACCCCGGGATCGGTAATCGAATTCGACGGACATACAGCTACAGTTCAGTGGCAGGATGGTCACAAAGAAGACCTGCAGAAAAACGTCCTTACAAAAATCAAGCCTGAAAAGACTACTATGGAGCTTCCTTCTAGTGAGATGAAGCCTCGTACAATGGTTAAGTGGAGTAATAACGAAGAAAAAGTAAACGAAGATCCTGTAGGACAGCAAGCTGCTGGCGATCCTGACCAGGAGAAAGAAATGCGCGACACTCTTATAAAAAAAGAAGATAAAAAGGCTAGTCTTAAGGATAAGTTAATGAAGACTGTAAAAGAGCTCTTATTTAGAGATAAGAAAACAGGTAAAGTGCAATCCTTTCAGCAGAATGATCCAGCTATAAAAGATCCACAGTTCAATCAAGTATTTACAAAAGCACAATGAATAAGCAAGTCCTTATAGAATATTTACCATTCACGCCTCTACCTAGACAGCTACATGAGGCTAGAATGAATCCTAAAGCACCTCTTATTGTAGCCGGTCTTGTACAGGCTGCCGACAAACCTAATGCTAACAGACGTATTTACGATTTTGATACTCTTGCAAAGCAAGTTCAACTCTATATTGACGGGCCTATAAAGGAAAGAAGAGCACTTGGCGAACTCGATCACCCTGAATCTTCAGTTATCAACCTCAAGAACGTTTGTCATAACATTACACGTCTTTGGTGGGAGGGAAAAAATTTAATGGGTGAATTCGAAATTTTAGATACTCCATCAGGAAATATCTTACGTGAATTGTTTATGAACAATATAACAGTAGGAGTTTCTTCTCGTGCTATGGGATCGGTAACACCAATTGGTGAAGGCCTTGTTCAGGTAGAAGATGACTTAGAATTAATCTGCTGGGACTTTGTATCAACTCCATCTACGTACGGTGCTTACGTAAGACCGGTTGGAGGATTAAACGAATCTTACGACCCAAATGGCGGAGAAGGTAGAAAAAGTAGTATAAATAAACTTATTTCTGATATTATTTGCACCCAAAGCGGTGTGTGTTGCATTAAGTAAAAAACTTTTTTACTAAGAATCAAGGTTTTCCGTACAGGCAGGGATATTTATGATAGTATGCCATCCTAATATGGCATTTTGTATTCTATACACCCTTATATTGCTACACTCTAATTAGCAATCCCCGAAACAAATTTAAGATGGAAAATCAAGAATTGTTTAAGCAAGCAATCCTTGACGCAAAGGCTGTTCGTGAGACTGCAATGGCTGCCGCCAGAACTACTCTCGCTGAACATTTTGAGCCTTTTATCAAGGAGACCATGGAAAAGGAACTCACTAAAGAAGAGGACGATACCATGGAAGAGGCTACTGAAATGGAGGAAGCTGCAATGCATCATAAAAAAGATGAAATGCATAAAGAAGCTACCGAAATGGAAGAGTCTACACTAGATGAGATCCTAGCCGAGCTAGACGCCCTTTCTGAAGAGAAAGTAGAAGAAGAGGCTGATCTAGAAGAGGATGCTCATGTTAAAGGAGACGGCTACACTGGTAGCGCTACTGAAAAAAAGAAAACTGGTTACGATGAAAAAGCCCATACCTCTAAAGGCGGTACCGGGTATCCTGAAAAGGCAAAAAGCTCCATTCACGAAGCTGAAGAAGATGATGAAAAAGAAAAGGAAGATCACGGAGCCGAAGAGGCTGGTGAGGACCTGACTAAAGACGTCGAAGCAGCTGAAGGTGGTGAAGAGCAAGAAGTAGTTGACATCACTGTAGGAGAATTGAAAGACATCATTCGTGATGTATTCATGCAATTACAGGGCGGTGGAATGGCTCCTGAAGCCCCACTAGATGGCGGTACTGATCTTGCAGCCGATTTAGGCGGTGGTGAAGAAATCGAAGCAGGAGAAGAAGAAATTTCTCTTGATGAAATTCTTGCCGAACTTGAAAAAGAAGAGAAGGTTGAAGAAGGAGCTGCTGCTGGAGAAATTCCTGGCGGTCAGATCGATTCCAAAGCCGGAGACGTTTACAAAGTAGAAGAGATGAAGAAAGAACTTAACGAAGCCGTTAAGACTATCAAGGCTCTGAAGACCGAGTTGAACGAAATCAATTTGTTTAGCGCAAAACTTCTTTACGTTAACAAAATTTTCAAGGCAAAGAACCTTTCTGAATCACAAAAAACAAAAGTTATCAACGCATTTGACAGAGCAACATCTGTTAAAGAGGTTGAGAACACTTACAAAACCTTACTTGAATCTATCAGTGCTGATACTAAAAAATCATCACTTAAAGAGTCTGTAGGTTTTGCATCAAAACCAATCGGTAGCGCTCCAGCTCGTCCGATTGTTGAAGCCGATGCCTTCGTATCAAGATGGCAACAGCTTGCTGGAATTAAATAAACAATTTTTTTCAAAACTAAACATTTCTAAAAAATGTCAAACTTAGTGCAATCCCTTTTAGAAAGTGCTAACCCATACAACGATCAAATGGGTGTTAGCCAAAAGCTTGCCAAGAAATGGGCCAAATCTGGTCTTCTTGAGGGTTTGAAGGATTACGACCGCACAAATATGGCCGTTATTCTTGAGAACCAAGCCAAGCAACTCGTACTCGAGCAATCTTCAACTGGTGGTGGTGTAACCAACGGTGCTACCTTTACTCCTGGTAATGGTGAGCAGTGGGCTGGTGTAGCTCTACCTCTTGTTCGTAAGATCTTCGGACAAATCGCTTCTAAAGAGTTCGTTAGTGTTCAACCAATGAACCTTCCTGCCGGTCTAGTATTCTATCTAGACTTCCAGTATGGTAACAATATCCCTACACCGTTCCAAAAAGGACAATCCGTGTATGGTACTTTGAACCAAACTCCTAACAGCGGATTCGGTAACTTAGCTTCCGGAGGTCTTTATGGCCAGGGCCGCTTTGGTTATTCAATTAACCAATTCTCTGCTTCTTATTTTTCCGGTTCAGCTACTGCTACTCTTGCTACTTTCCAAGATGTAAACTTTAATACAGCTTACTCTCAGTCTGTAGTAGACAACAAGATGATCAAAATCAGCATCAACACTGGTTCTTTGGTGATCGATACTAACGGAGTTCGTGCTTTCGAAATCTCCGGTAGCAACAATACGTCTATCTCTCCTAGCACTCTTATCAATGACTTCACAGTTATTAGCGGTGCTAACTTGGTATTCTTTGTTAGCGGTTCAACACTTGCTACAGTACAAACTTCACTTTCTGGTTCTGGTGCCGATAACGCCGTACCTGGTGTAGTATTGTTCTATAACAAGTCTACTAACTTCGCAACTCGTGGTGACTTCGAGGATGCTCCTCAAGATACACCTACTCCATTCTCTAACCCGAACGCAGCTGCTTCTGCCTCTATCGTTATCCCTGAGATCAACGTGCAGATGAAGTCTGAGACCATCTCTGCTAAGACTCGTAAGTTGAAAGCACAGTGGACTCCTGAATTCGCGCAGGATTTGAATGCTTACCATAGTCTTGACGCTGAAGCTGAATTGACTGGTATGCTTTCTGAGTACATCTCTCTTGAGATCGACCTCGAAATCCTTGACATGTTGATTGAGAATGCACAGACAGTTGCTAACTGGTCTGCTCAAATCGGCCAGCAAATCAACGCTGCTGGTACTGCTTATGTAAGCAATACTGCCGGTGCTTATTACAACCAAATGTCTTGGTTCCAAACTTTGGGTATCAAGCTTCAGGCTGTATCTAACAAGATCCATCAGTTGACTTTACGTGGTGGTGCTAACTTCCTAGTATGTTCTCCAACTGTAGCTACAATTCTTGAGTCTATCCCAGGATTTGCTGCTGACACAGACGGAGCTGCAGACACTATGAAGTATGCCTTCGGTGTTCAAAAGATCGGTGCTCTTAACAGTCGTTACAAGGTTTACAAAAACCCATACATGACTGAGAACACAATCTTAATGGGCTTCCGTGGTAACCAATTCCTTGAGTGTGGTGCAGTTTATGCTCCATATGTACCATTGATCATGACACCTCTAGTGTACGATCCAAATACCTTCACACCACGTAAAGGTATCATGACTCGTTACGCTAAGAAGATGATCCGTCCTGAGTACTATGGTAAGGTATATGTATCTGACCTTCAGGTAGCTCAAGCTAGCTAATAACTTAGACTAGTTTAAAAATAAAGACCGGCCCCGTAAGGCCGGTTTTTTATTGTATCTATATCAATAAGTTATAGTCTCACTATCTCTAGATTTTATTTAAGGAGCCTAACTATTTATATCAAATGAAGTGTGCATGGTTGACTCAATAGTTACAAAAAAGAAAAAACTCAAGAATCCTATCAAATTTCAGGTTACGCTCAATGAAGAGCAGAAATTAGCTAAAGCAACGATTCTCAGGAACAAGATAACAGTTCTGAGAGGAGGTGCCGGATCGGGTAAATCGATGGTAGCCGCACAAGCAGCCCTAGATTTACTATTTACTAGACAGGTCGAGAAGGTTATTCTAACAAGACCTGCCGTAACTGCTGGTGAAGAGTTAGGTTTTATGCCTGGAGATAAGGACGCAAAACTCGCTCCCTACACGGCAGCCATATACGATAACATGTATAGGCTCTACAGTAAGGAGAAGATCGATAAAGAGATTATAGAAGGGAGAATTGAGGTAATTCCGGTGGCGTTTATGAGGGGTAGAAACCTAACAAACTGCTGTGTAGTAGTAGATGAGGGACAGAATATAACGCATCGACAAATGGAGTTGATACTTGGAAGAATATGTGAAGGAAGTAAAATGGTTGTCTGTGGAGATGTTGCTCAAATTGACTTAAAAGATAAAAAACTATCAGGTTTTAATTTTATATGTAACAACTTGACAAGTGTTCCTGGTTTTGAAGTAGTAACATTAAAGACTAATCACCGTGATCCGATTGTAGAGGATATCTTAAAAATTTACATCGATCATAGAGACTAAAAAACATGGCAAACCCTATTATTTACGACGGATCACCAGGGCCAATATCAGGTAGTACACCATTTGGCTTTTACGATAACGATCCGGAATATCAGAACGACGGTCCAAAAGTTGCTAACTACTGTGCACGAAAATTAGGCTACCCAGTACTAGATGTCGAACTTGACGATCTCAACATTTACGCATGTTTTGAAGAGGCAGTATCAATCTATGCTGAAGAGCTTTATCAACTTAAGATAAAAGATAACTACCTAACTCTTGAAGGACAGCCTACTGCTTCACTTTTAAATAACACTGTAGTATCTCCTAACTTAACCAACATGGTTAACATAGCAGAAACCTACGGACAGGTAGCAGGAGTGGGAGGATTTGTAAGTTGGAAAAGCGGTTCTTTAGATCTTCTACCTGGACAGCAAAACTATAACGTGTATGATTGGGCTGTTGCATCACAGAGCATGGATCCAGGAGATAGAATTATCATTCAGAGAATAATGTACCAAGCTCCTCCTGCTATTTACGGGTACGGGTATGGCGCCTACTACCCACAGCTTGGAGGATCGGGTGCATGGCCTGGCGATTGGGGCGGATATGGCGGTATGGGATATGGAGGAAATAATAGTGTAACTTACTACCCTGTATTTTGGGATATTCAGAGAATTCAAGAGCTAGAAATGTCAAACGACGTACGTCTACCTGAATGGTCTTTTGAATTGATCGGTACTAACTTGAGAATAACACCTGTACCTTTAGGAGGCAACTATGGAGGTTACAGACAGTGTGTATCTATCCAGTATGCATTCCAGTCAGACTTAATGTCCCTTACTGAAAACAGTCCATACGGTAGTAATCAGGGGCTAGTAGCAAATCCTGCATTAGCACCATACGGCCTTATTACCTACTCAGATATCAATCAACCAGGTAAGCAATGGATCAAGGAGTATACTGCTGCCCTAACATCTGAATTATTAGGCTTGATACGTGGAAAATACCAGACTGTTTTGATTCCCGGTGCTGAAGCTACACTCAACTACAACGACTTAATCACACGCGGTAAAGAGATGCAAGTGGCTTTGCGTGAAAAATTGAGGACTGATCTTGAGGATATGTCTAGACAAAAGCAACTTGAAAGAAAACAGTCAGAGAACAATTCTTTGAGTGATACATTGAATAATATACCGTTGATGGTTTATATAGGATAACTATGGCATTATTTGGAACAGTCAGAGATGCAAATATGCAATTTGGTGTAGCAGCCGAATTTGTAAATAACGTAGTCACCCAGCAAATAGGGTATTATAAGGTAGTTCTCCCTGCAACTCCGCCAAATATGTATGGTGAAGCATTCGTCAAGCAGTATATAGGGCCAGTACTCTTGAACTGTTTGATAGTGAGAGGAGACTTTACAACTGTTACTGATAATAATTTTGGTCCTGATAGTAGACGAGAAGTAGATTTCCGCTTTTTAAAACCAGATCTTGAAGCAGCTAACGTAGTGCCTGAAACAGGAGACATTATAATGTATAACGAACTCTACTACGAAGTAGATAATACAAACGAAAATCAGCTATTCCTCGGAAAGAACCCTGATTACTCGTATTCAGCAGGATTAAACAACTTCGGCGGTAGCTTCTCAATTATTCTTAACACCCATATGACTTCACCAGAAAGATTGGGTATAACACAACAGAGACTCTAATATGTCGCAGATTGTACGACCGCAGAATAGGAGAGAGTTTATGGATAAGCTCATTGTTCCGGCTGATCCTCAGTATGGAAATCCTAATCTCGTATTTTCTGAGCCATTTAAGCCCGGACAGCCTGAATTCAATAGAGCATACGAGACTGCATTTGAACCTATAGCAGACAAAAAATACTCAATAGGACTTGAGGATATTGATTTATCAATAATGTACCATTTTACAAACGTTCTTAAGCTTACGGTATTTCAAAACAATTCTACGGTACTGGTTCCGATCATTTACGGATCTCCTGAAAAATGGAAATCAATTCAAAAGGATGGATATTATCGCGATAATGCTGCAAGAATCATGTCTCCTCTGCTTGTCTTTAAAAGATCTTCAGTAGTTCAAAACCGTACTCTAGGAAATAAGATTGACGGTAATGCTGCAAAAAATGTACAGCTCTACGAAAAGCCTTTTTCTAGAAAGAATATATACGATAACTTTAATGTTCTACAAAATCAAAAGCCGCAGAGAGAATATACAGTAGTAGTAACTCCTGACTATGTCACTGTAAATTATACTGTTATAATGTGGACTAACTTTGTAGAACAAATGAACAAATTAATTGAAGCAGTTAACTTTGCTTCTAATTCTTACTGGGGAGACCCCGATTCTTTTCAGTTTCTCGCTAAGACTGAAACGTTTAATGACGCCCAAGTCTACGAGCAAGGTGAGGATAGACTTGTAAGAACTGAATTTGATCTCACTGTAAACGGTTATTTGATTCCGGATTCACTGAATGCATATCTCGCACAGCTATCTGGAAAGACCTACAATATCTGTAAAATAGTGTTTACCACCGAGCAGGTCCAGTAACGCCAGGTTGTTTATTGTTGCGGAATTAACTATTTATAAACAAATTTCTTAGGCGTGGCCAATACTATTTCACTCGCGGGTATATCACCCGGCCAAATAATTGAAGCCGATCAGCTCCAAAGGGTTATATATGCGTTGAACGGAGTAAGTGGTAGCGACATTATAATGTCCGGCAGCCTAGGGGTTACCGGATCGGCCGAGTTTTCTAGTTCTGTAGTGTTTTTTGCAGGCGCAACTGGATCTTTATTTGGTACTTCTAGCTGGGCTCTCAACGCTATAACAGCATCTTACGCACTCAACGCTGCAGGAAGCGACACCGGATCCCTTCTCTTAACCGCTTCTTTCACCAACCCTTCTATTACTTTTACAAAAGGAAACGGAACTACTTTCTTAATTAACTTATCAACGTTAGTTCCAAACACAGCATCATATGCCCTCAATGCTGGTACTGCTTCATACTTTAGCGGTTCAATTTCAAACGCAATTTCCGCTTCTTATGCATTAAGTGCTTCATATTCGTTATTTGCAGCTACCGCTTCGTATGCTCAAATATTTCCTTTCACTGGTTCAGCTATAATTAGCAGCAGTTTAAGTGTAACAGGTAGCGCAAATGTTACCGGTTCGTTATTCGTTAACGGATTACTAGTCGGTGCTGATACTGGCGCACAGTTAGCTATATGGCGATACACTTCAAGTCTCTTAACAGGAGTAGATCCTGGCCCCGGCTACTTTAGACTCAATGCAGTATGGTCCTCATCACCGAATTCAGCATCTTTTGATAATTTTGCCTATAATCCAAGTGTTAGTTTCTCTGGCTACTTAGATAATCTTACTGTAGGTACTATAATTAAACTCGTTAGCCTTACCGAAGGCGGTACTTACAAGTTATTACAAATTACTAGCACTACTCCACCTGAAACCGGCTACGAAACATACGGAGTATCGCAGTTAACATCAGCAGGTAATGATCCTAATGATGGCGATCAATTCGCATTCATTCCTGTAGGTTCACCAGGTGTAGGCTTTGATACTATTGCCAATCCAGGTCCAGGTAGAGTGATTTTATCAGACGGATCTACCAACGCAGCCTCCGCTTCTGTAAATCTGATATTTACAGGCAGTAATTTTCTCGTAACCGGCTCTACGATTTTCAATGCAATACAAGGAGAAACCAATATTGTAACTGTAAGATCAGGTAGTGCTAACTACTTAACAATAAATACAGCTAGTTTTTTCGACATATATAGCAATCTGTTTAATGTACGTAACCAAACTACACAGCAACCTGTATTAACTGTAAGTCAGAGTATAGTTCAAATAGCAACTCATTCAGTAGCACCAGCCGGTACAGCACCAAATGGGGGATTATATTTTACTTCTACGAGTTTCTACGTAGGTCTGGACTAAAAATAACTATTTATTACCGTAAAACCTTAAATCAAAATGGCAAATTGGAAAAAAGTCGTAGTATCGGGTAGTGCAGCCGAACTAGATAGTCTCAGAATAGCAAATAACGGGCTAGTAGTAACCGGATCGGTGAAAGCTGGTCTGAGTAATTCAAACCAAGCTAACATCGTTTCTTACGATACAGCAACTGGCCAGTTCTTCTATCAAGGAACCGGTTCATTTACTGCAACTACTGCTTCTTATATCCTAAGCTCTGGTGTTGATGGTCCTCTAGGAATGAATAGCATTGCTAGCGCTTCACAAGCACTTACTGCATCTCTTGCTCTAAGAACTACTGGAAGTCTTTCTCAAGTAGCAAGTAGAGGTATTGCACCATTTAGCTTTGACGGTAGTACAAACGTGCAAATCGAAGTAAGCGGTGCTGCTCAATTAAATAACAATCAAATTACAAAATGGGATTCTACAGATGGTAAGTTTGTGAATTCTAGTGTATTTGATAACGGTACTTACGTTTACGGTAGCACTAGCCTGAGATTTACAGGTACAGAAACACAGCTCACAGGTTCGTTTACAGGTTCATTTGCCGGCGAATTCGTAGGAGTTACCAACCTACCTGATTTAACTCAAGGTACTGGTATTACAGCCTTTACTTATGACGGTGGTGCAACTGCTACTGTAGCAGTATCTGGAGCCTCTAGCTTAACAACTGATAAGATTACAAAATGGACCGGTGATGCATTTGCAAATACCAGTCTTTCTGATAACGGAACAGTAGTCAGCGGTGCTAGTTCAATTCAATTGACCGGAACTAATTCAAGCCTAACCGGTTCATTTACCGGATCATTCAAAGGCGACGGATCTCAGTTGACCGGACTAGTAACGACCTTGAAGATTACCGGTTCTTATTCTACAGAACCTTCAACCTTTACCACTGTTGATCTCCTCAACCAAGGATTAACAATTGCAGGTACACTCAATGAGATCAACGTTACTGCTTCTGCACAAACAGTAACTATCGGACTACCTGGATATGTTGAAGTAACCGACCTAACTGTTAATAACAACTTAGTTGTACTTGGTACTGCTAGCTTCCAAAATACAACTAACTTAGAGATCAAAGATAGATTCATCCTCTTAGCTTCTGGTTCAAATACGCCCGGCGATGGAGGTTTAGTTGTACAGCAAGCAACTCAAGACGTAGGAGAGCTATTCGGATTCGATAACGGAACCCAAAGATGGGCTGTAACAGGATCATTCAACGCTTCTCTTTCATCTTTCACACCTGATGCATTCATGGCAGCAGTAGTAGAGGGAGCTAGCGGAGATCCAACCACAGCACCTGCTAAGTATGTAGCAAAAGGTAATATATTCGTAGGAAGCGATGAAACAATTTGGATTTATTCTTAATAGGTTTTTAAAAAAGATAGTTATGGGGTTTAACGCAAGAAATCTAACTGTAAATAACAACAGCGTAGAGGAGCCCAAACCGGCTCCTTTACCTGTTTTAAATTTAAAAAAAGACGAAGTTGAGCATCTTTTGAATCTCGTTCGAGAATCTCATTTTAAAGGAGAACACGTTCAAAAAATCTTTGAACTCGTGTTAAAACTACAGGATTACTATATTAAGCTTCCCTGATTCTCTGCTATTTATATTAAGGACAGCACTGTTGGCCCGGTAAGGGAAGTAGGCGTATACACGGCATAAGTGTATGTATCTAACCGCAGAAGAAACTGTCACAATATAGTATGCCAAATTGGAAAAAACTCATTGTCAGTGGATCAGATGCATCACTGAATTCTCTCGTAGTAGCTACAAACGTCAATGCCCAGTCCTTTACAGGATCACTGTTTGGTACTTCTAGCTGGGCGTTAAACGCTACTACTGCCTCTTTTGTTACTGCATCCAACGTATATGGCCCTTATGGAGCAAGTAGCGTATTGAGTGCTTCTTACGCACAGACTGCTTCTTATGCCGTAAATATTACAGTATCAGGAGCTATACAAAATGTAGACTATATTGATTTCGATACTACAGCTAGCTACACACTTGCAGAAGGAAGGCTAGGATGGGATAGTGGAGATGGAACATTACAATTAGGTTTAGCTGGCGGAACCGTACAGTACTCTGTCGGTGAAACGCTTTATGCATATGTATATAATGCAGAAGCAACCACTCTGACAAAAGGACAGGCAGTCTATATTTCCGGATCACAAGGAAACAGGGTTGCCGTCAAATTAGCAAACGATTCCGGAGATCCTTCTTCTGCAGGAACATTAGGGTTAGTTGCCGAAACTATTGCTGCAGGAGGTACAGGATGGGTAATTACTGAAGGTCCTTTAAGAAAGCTAAACACCCTAGGATTGACAGCAGGAAAGCTCGTTTTCCTCAGTTCTACCCCAGGGGACTACACTCAGACACCTCCCACTGCCCCAAGCCATAGTGTAAGACTAGGATACGTAGAAAGAGTTAGTGCAACAGTAGGATCAATTTTCGTTAAGGTCGATAATGGGTATGAAATAGGAGAACTTCACGATGTAGTAGATAACACAACAACATCTTCATACGGCGATTTACTTATTAAGAGCGGTAGTGTTTGGATTAATTCAAAACAACTTACCGGCTCCTACACATTAACAGGTTCGTTAAGTACAAGCGGTTCAAATGTCTTTATTGGTAACCAAACAGTAACTGGTAGTTTATTTACTAGCGGATCAAATACATTAATTGGATCTACAACATTAACCGGTAGTTTAAATATTACTGGATCTACTACTCAAGTAGGTAATAACAACCTAGTAGGTAATACATCGCTATCTGGAAGCCTGACTATATCAGGATCTCAAGGCGCCTCAACACCAACTATTAATATTTTTGGTGACATAGAGCAGACAGGTTATACTAGATTCCTTCCAGTAACAACAAATATAAACACATCAATATCTGCCTCTTACATTTATGTAAGTGGAACTACAAATGACTTATATTTCTCTCAAAATGGAGCTGGATATAGTAATACAACTCGTTTACGTTGGTTAGAAGGTAATTTATACACAGGTTTATTAAACGGCGGTGTAATTACCTCACAATCATCCACAGTTTACCAGATATCAAGTGGTAGCGGTATTATAGTTAATTTAAACGCAAGTTTAAATGATAATCCATACCCTACAGTCCAATACTTAAACTGGCCTAATCTTTCAGCTAGTATTGCTCCTTTTACAGCATCTTATGACCAAGCATTTGTTGGTATTGATTCAACAAACAACATTTTTGCTCAAGGAACACCTTTCTCTAACGGCCAATTTGATACTGTAATAAACATTGGTAACGTACTATTCCAAAACGGATCTACAATTAATGGTTTTAAAACACAACCTTCTGTAGCATATGGTTTTGAACAATCACAAAATGTATTTAATAGAGCATTTGGACCATTAAAATTATCTGGTTATACTTTATCTCCTAGTGGATCAAGTACAGGAAGTTTAATAGTAGGAAGCGGTACTGCTTATGCACCTGGGTCTAATTACACAATAGATCCAAATGAACCTTATTATACAGTTGACTCTGGTACTAATATATCTAAAATATTTAGATACTATCAATCAGGATCTAGCTGGGTTTATAATACAAATGCTGGTGCTGGTTTTACAACTGTAGATCCAACTCAATATTCTAATAATGGTGTTTTAACAAACGTAGGCGCCGGTAACTGGTCTGTTCAAAGAGTGTTCTGGTTCCCTAATAGTGTAACTAAAGCAATAGTGGTTTACTACGGTAACGCCATTTATGCTACTGAAAATGATGCTCTTGCAAACATCCCGTTTGAATCGTTTGTTGAAGCACCAAATACAGCAGCTAATGCTATTTACCTTGGAGCTATTGTAATTAACGGTAGCGGTGTATTTACAAACCCTAGTACTTTTACAATCTACCCCGGAGGCCTATTTAGGCAAGTAGGAGGATCTGGAGGCGGAGGATCAGTAGTAACACAAACACTATCCGGCCTGTCTGACGTTAACATATCTGGACCAACTGATTACCAACCTCTAGTTTACAGTACAACTCAAGCAAAATGGATTAACGCATCCTTTATCAGTGCTTCTATTTCAGGAAATGCAGCTACAGCAACAACTGCTTCCTACGTACTAAACGCAGTATCGGCATCGTTTGCAACTAGTGCGTCTTATGCCCTTTCAAGCTCTTATGCCTTGAATGCGACTTCTGCATCAAGTGTAACTGGAGGTACAACAAATTACGTAGCTCTTTGGAAAACAAATACAGCATTAAGCCGTAGTGCTTTTTATCAAGACCCAAATAACAATAACTACGTAGGTTTATTTACTAACGCACCTTCTTACAGTCTGGATGTTCTCGGGGACGTAAGAGCACAAGTAGACTTGCGCGGTGAAGCTAAGGTATATTTCCCGAACCTAGCAGAAGGATCTCCGTCTACAGATGTATTGATCTGGGATTCAGCTGTCGGCCAACTCTACCGTACCGGATCCAGCGGATTAAGCGTAGGTAGTGCCTCCTTCGCCACTTCTGCATCTAGAGCAATTAGTTCAGCAACAGCTTCTTATGTATTACAGTCTATATCTGCATCTTATGCAGCTACAGCCTCTTCAGCAGATAACTTTACTATTAGAAATAACTTCTTTGTACCTTCAATAAGTGATCAAAGGATATTGTATAAATCAGGAAGCGCAGTAACTGGGTCAAATGATTTTACTTGGAATTACACCTCAAATCAATTAACAATCAACGGAGGTGCTGCTTCCGGACAGATACAAGTTAATCCATTAGGCGTAGACGGCGTTTATTTAGGTGCTAGAGCTGGAATAACTGCAGGAGAAGCAGGTCTTTATAGCGCTAACAGCGATCAATCAATCGCACTCTATGATCCTGGTGTAAACAGCTACTATTACAGTAACGGTAATTATAAGTTTGACGGTAATATCCATCAATTTACAGGATCTGCAGCAATCACTCAAAACGTTACCGCCTCTAATGCACTTATTACAGGTACAATTACGGCACAGACCCTCGTTGTACAGACTGTCACTTCTTCAATCGTTTATTCTTCAGGTAGTAACAGGTTCGGTAATCAGTTAAGTGATACACAGCAGTTTACAGGATCGGTATCTATTACTGGATCTCTGGCCGCAAGCCTGACTAATGTTGATCAAACTAATATCGTAGGCTATAATACGTCTACCGGTCAATTATTCTATCAATCTACAAGTTCACTAAGTGTCACTTCGGCATCCTATGCTGCTACAGCAAGCTATGCTACCGTATTTAACATCTCATCTTCACTATACTCTGCAGGAGCAAGAACAGCACCGGCCGGGGCAGAAACAGCTATCATAACCCTGAATACAGGGTCATATACAGCTGCATTCTTTGATTACACAGTATCATCAGGATCAAATGCTAGGGCCGGTACAGTAATGTCGGTGTGGAATGGTGCAAGCGTTCAATATACAGATAATTCAACACTTGATATTGGAGGTACTTCTGATATTACGTTGAAGGTAGAAGTAGGAGGTGCTAACGCCCAGCTAGTAGCTACAACAACGACATCTGCTTGGACGGTGAAAACAACCTACAGATTAATATAAAGCTTATGTATCAAGTACAAATGGAATTTATTCCAGGTAATGATCAAATTTGGGTAGCACGTCTCAATCCAAACGATCCGGTATATGAATACCCGACCCTTATGGAAGCAGAAGCAAAAGCATTTGAGTTAGAAAGTGCCGATCCAACCAATAGAAAGTATAGAGTTGTAGAGGTATAACTATTTATATACAAAACCCCTATCTCAGGGAAAGTGAACTGAGATGATATAATATGGCTAACGAGTTTGTAACCAGGTGCGGATTAGTATCCCGCGATAATTCTCAAATGTCCGGTTCTTTACAGGCAACCGGATCACTAGGTGTGACAGGAAGCGTTGGATTTGCTTACAATACACTAGTAGCAGGAGCTGCAGCTTGGTCGGCAGGAGGAGCTATGATCACTGCTAGATCCTTCCTAGCAGGAGCAGGTACGCAAAATGCAGGTCTTGCATTTGGTGGATATTTCGCCCCTGCAGTTAGAGCTTGTACAGAAGAGTATAATGGCTCATCTTGGACTGCCGGCGGTACAATGATTACTGCTAGACGGACATTAGCAGGAGCAGGAATACAAAATGCAGCTCTTGCTTTTGGAGGAAGTCCAACGGGCGGGGTAGCATGCACAGAAGAATACGATGGAGCTTCGTGGACCGTTGGCGGTGCTTTATCAACAGCTAGATATGAGCTAGCAGGTGCAGGTACGCAAAATGCAGGCTTAGCCATCGGTGGAGTTACCATTTTTGGTGTACAATCTTGTACAGAAGAATATGACGGTACTTCATGGTCAGCAGGCGGTGCTTTAAGTACTGCTAGATTCGCACTAGGAGGTGCAGGTACGCAAAACGAAGCACTTGCTTTCGGAGGTATGAATTCAGGGTACATTCAAGTATCCTGCACCGAAGAGTATAACGGAACATCATGGTCGTCAGGCGGTGCTTTAATAACAACCAGATTCAGATTAGCAGGAGCAGGTACGCAAAACGCTGGTCTAGCTTTTGGAGGGTATACCAACACAAGAGTTAGCTGTACAGAAGAATATAGTGGAACCTCATGGACGGTAGGCGGTGCTATGATTACTGCAAGACAATATCTAGCCGGAACTGGAGATTCAAACTCTTGTGCACTTGCTTTTGGCGGAATGGCCCCATCCGCAGTAGCATGCACAGAAGAATATGCAGCAACTACAACAGTATCAACAGTAAAAACATTCGACTATTCGTCAACAACGGGTAATATAGCAGCAACCGGATCTTTATTCGGTACTGCATCTTACGCAACATTAACAGCTAGAGCAGAAACAATATTTCCGTTTACAGGCTCGGCTATAATGAGCGGTAGTTTACAATTGACCGGCAGTCTTTTTGTAACAGGCTCGCCTGTAACCATTCTCTCAAGCGTTTACATGAATCCCCAAACTTTACTTGGAGATGTAAACATACCCGATAATACAAATGCATTAATTTTAGGCCCTTACACTATTTCCGGCAGTATTAATTTAGGTACAAGTTCGAGTTTACTTGTTATAGATGATTTTAATGCGTTAGCTACGACCGGATCCAATACATTCAACGGTGATCAAATCGTAAACGGAAGTATAAGTGCTACAGGAGGCTTTACAGGATCTCTATTAGGAAATGCTAGTACAGCAACAACTGCAAGTAATGCAACTACAGCCTCATATATCCTAAACGCAGTATCTAGCTCATTTGCTACTTCAGCATCTAGGGCAGAAACAATATTTCCATTCACAGGATCGGCTATTATTAGCGGTAGCTTGATTATTACAGGATCTGCAAGTATTAGTACAACTTTAACTGCACAGAGTATTGTTGAGACGTCTGCTTTAAGGTATAAAGAAAATATTAAAGATTTGC